TGAGTAAAATCTACATAAGTTCCAATATATGTACTTGGAGTTTCAGTCATTTGACTTGAAGAAGTTGGATTAGCAACAGCAGAATATTTAATATGGAAATATGTAGTTCTTCCATCTTCTCCTGGAGTTCCAGGAATTCCATCTGTGCCGTTAGTTCCATTTTCTCCACTTATAACAACTGGAGTAGTCCAGTTTGTATTTAAAGTATCATCAGGATTAATAGTTGCTGTAATCATCCAAAGATATCCATCTTTAGATTTTTCAGGAGGAACTACAGACCATCCTGAAGGAGTTCTTACTGTTGCATTTAATGTAGGAGGATTTGAATTACTTGTATTTACAGCAAATCTAAATTTTGTAAATTTACCATCTTGAGCTTGGCCATCTCTACCATTAACTGGGATCACTTCTGACCATTCAGTTACAAGTCCTGTTTCTCCATTAACTGTTCCAATACATTGCCACCAATTTCCACTAGTTGTAGGATAATCTTCCCATCCAGATGGACTAGGACTACTTCCTGTGGGTTTTGATGGTTTACTGTCACTTAGTTTATAAACATAAGTTTTCCAGTTTGGCGATATTGCATCTTGTCCTTTTTCTCCTGTCATTTGAACAGGATCTGACCATTCTCCAATAAGAGTAGAATCTCTAAAAGATGCAGTAATTGACCATATAATTTCAGAAGATATATGGATTGGAACTGTTGTACTTCATACAGACCCAGGATTTGCATTAGTTTTATTTACAACAGGAGGAGTATTAACATTACTACTTTTTGCATACATTAACTTAATGCTTAATCCATCCTCTCCATTAGAACCATCAGTTCCATTTGTTCCATCCTTACCGTCTTGTCCGTCCTTTCCATCGGCACCTTTGGGTAATCCAAAACTAAATTTAAATACATCTCCTTCTAAAACTACATTAGCATTAGCTTGAGTTGTTGAAGAAACACTTGCTACTTCTGCATCAAAATTAGGGATTTCTCCACCACCAGAAATAGTTTTTCATTCTGTATCATAATCAGTATTAGATTTTTTAACCAAAGCTTGACCAGTAGTACCTCCTGGAATAACACCCGCTCCAGGATCTCCCTTATCACCTTTAGGACCAGTAACTGAATCACCTTTGTCACCCTTATCACCTTTATCCCCCTTTGGACCTATTGGGCCTTGTTCCCCAGGGTCTCCTTTAGGACCAGTGTCTCCTTTGTCACCTTTTAACCCTTTGCCATTTGTTCCCATGACAAATTTCCAAAAGATGTTAGGATGAATACCAACAATAATATCGTTTTCAATTATAGGTACAGGCTCATTGGATTCTGATGAAATATGACTTCGTGTACAATACAATAAGCACCCTTCATATGATACAAAATCAATAATGTTTTCATCATTGAAATATCGTGTATTAAGATCCCATGTAGACATCTTAAAAGAAGTTCCTGTATAAAAATCACGAGAACTTCTTAATTTATAGTATTCATCTGAAAGTGCCTTCTCCATAAAGGGATCCATATTATATTTCTTCATAGTATTGCATTATTTTAATTATTTCTTCACTAGAAGGATTTCCATTCTCGATATAATCAATGGCATTAACTAATTCATTCATTGTAAATAATGTTTTAGTATTAAATTCGTAGCCAATGTTTAAATTTAACAATTCATTCGAGAATAACCTATATAGTGTATTATATAGAATTTCCACAGCCGCAATCGTTATTAGAATTATTTAATAAATCTCCGCATAATGAATCACAAGAAGACATACTATCTAACACCCTCTGAGCCTCAGTTAGATTCCCTATATCCTTTAAATAGTCAAAAACATACATTGCACTTAAAAGAAAATCCCTTCTATTTCTCAGAGTATTGTCTGTGTCGCATTTATCATAACTACAATGTTTGCAGTTAATAAGTAATAATTGCCGTTGTAAATATACTAAACATCTTTGCAATTTACAAACACTGAATATCTTTTTTATAGGGCAATAGAAAGTTTGTGATGCGCCATTATTGTGAACTATTTTGTATGCATCTATATAGTTATCAAGTACAATACTGTTTTTTATCACCTCTTCATATGAATGCTCATCATCATCTTCAAACTTGCATTTATATAAAGTTTTTCCATCAAAAAATAGTTCATTACTAAGATTATTATAGGTAGTTTCTCCTATTTTAAAATAATCTAAAGTAGGAATTACTAATTTATAATAACAGTAAGTGCCATCTTTATCAAGAATGAATTCAGAGGAAAATCTCGAAAGTAATTGACCTCTCTTAACTACCTCTCTTCTCATTCTGATTGTTTTATCAATTGGAATTTCAGTTTCATTATAACTTAGGAAGTCTAACATGATAAAGTTTATCATGTCATCTCCTAAGCTATAATAATCACTGTTATCAATTGCAATTAATTTACAATCAGGTCTGACAATCGTCTGAATAATTAAACGTTTATCCATTATTCAACTTGTTTTATTTTATCATTATAAGGATTGTTATCGAACATTTGTGCAACTTGAGCTTGCAATTGTTGCTTTTTAACTTCAATAGATTGGTCCTGATAATCTTTATCATTCTTAATCTTTTCATGGTCAAGGGCAACTCTCTGTTGCTCAATTTCAATTTTAGCCTGCTCCATTTGGCTAGCTTGATTTTGTAATTGAGATAATTGAGACTGCATTTCTTTATTTTGTTTCAGTAGCTCTTGTGCCTGCTGTTCTGTTTGTTGTAGCTGCTGTTGAAGTTGCTGAACAATAGATTCCTCTTCTTTCTTCATCTTCATAGACTGCTCAACATAGCGTTTAAGTTCAGTCATATTTTTTGCAGCTACAATATTAACAATCATTTCGGGATCAGAATAACCTGCTTTAACTAACTCTGTACTTAAAGCCTTTATAGTTTCTCTATCCTTAAATGTTGCTGTACTATCCTCAATATGAACATCAAAGTCTGTTACAGTATAATGTTCAGGAAGTGCTGAAAATATTTGAGAGTATCGATCTCCCAAAATAATAACTCCCTGTAGGCCATTTGGATATACTAATTTAGCAAGATTCAGTAAATCATAGTTTACTTCTTTATAGACAGTATCCATGCAATCAAAATACTGCTTAGTTAAAAGACCAGAAGTTGTAACTCCCAATTTAACATTACTAACAGCATCTCGTTGTTCATATTGTGCAAGCATTTCTGGAAGTACTCCTGTGATAGAGGAGGCTTGCTGTTCAATAGATTGAATGGCTAATTGTATAGCCTGAATACTTTGTGCTTTAACAGTATCATCAAATCCATTGAATATTGTATTTAATGGTTGTCCATCTTGAGAAGAGTCAAGAATTCCAACACCATTTTTCTTATAAGCTAACCATTTTTGGATTCTCTCTGGCATGCTAACACCAAGAGCAGTTGGAAGGTTAGCTAAGTCTAACCAATCACCCACTGTGCCAGAAGAAGCAATTAAGTTATCCCTATAAAAAAGTAATAGGTCATATTTATCTTGGAGATTCATAGTATTTAGTACTAAACTAAAAGGATCTCCATTATGATCCAAGAAAAACATTCCATTTACAGATAACCTACATTTACTTGGATAGTCAGAAGATCTTACTACATTTTCTACTTCTCCTCTAGTAATGTAAATCTCATTTCCAATTTTAACTCCTTCATGTCTTGTTAAATATCCAGTTTTTTCATCTACTTCAAGCCACTCCACCTCATAAACTGTAATTAAATGAGGATTATAATTTGATAATAGAGCCTCATCTCCTGGCATTGCAGGATATGCTTCAAGACCTCCTAAAATACCTGGAGTTAAGTCAGGTCTAGGTAATCCATCAGGAGGAATAGCAGAGGTTCTTACTAAATAGGTTGTTGTTCTAACATCCCCCATTTTTGGAGCCTCTTTTAGTTTAGCAACCGCCTCAGTAGTTAATTCACTGCGATATTCATTCAAAATCATTTCTCTTGTCATCATCTTACGAATAACTACTCGTCTAGAATCTGCAAGATAAGGAGAATTTGGATTTCTTTCTATAAATGTATTTAAAGTATTTAAAGCTTCAAAATTAATATTTTCTCCACTTTCAGTAGGCCTTGTTCTGTAATAACAAGTTCCACTAATAAGCAGATCTGTAAATAAGAGTCTCATCTTATTTTTCATATCAATATTCCTTGATTGCTTTAAATAGCGCAATATATTTTGAGCAGTTATTTCATAATCTGAAATAAATGTTCTATCTAAATTATCCTGAATAGTTTTTAGTTCCTTTTCTATAAAAGGATCATTAACAACCTCTTTATTGTCTAATAATATAGAAATTATATTATTTTGTAAATATTGATGTAACTTTTCATATAATGCCTGATCAATCTTTAATTGTTTTTCTCGCATTATATTTGTTACTGTTAACGAGTCCTTACAGGAAATTTTTAAATCTGGTTCTAGCTCAAGATACTTTCCAACTAAAACATCAATATGTTTTTTAATTAGCGGAGTGAAATTTACTGCTGTTGGAGTACCTACTCCATAATTAAATTCAAGACTTTTAAATTGATCAGCATCTCGATGACAATGATAGTACTGATAGGCCTTTCTTAACCTAACTTTTTCATATACTAATTCATTAATAGCATCATCTATTAATTGGATTTCTGTCTTGTTCATTCTAGTACAATATAATAAGTATCATCGTTACCAGTATCTACCATCATTCCTTTGTAATACTTAGCACGATCGATTTGTCGTTGTCTTAAATCTCTTAGTAAGTAATCAAGAAAACCATCTTCACTTCCTTGATAAGAAAAATACATTGGAGCTTCATGTTGATTTAAATCCAGCTTTAAAGTATAAGAATCCTCATCATGCAATATATCTAAATTACCAATATATTCAGAGCATAAAGCTTCCCTTATCACATTTCGTATTTTATCTTCTAAATTATTCATCGCCAATAACTCCAAATTGTTTATAACCTTTTGAGTTAATAAATCATCCAAAATCTTTCCATTCTTTTTCTACACTATGTGCAGGCTTTGGATTAAAGCCCATTAGTTCCTCATCAGCAATTTCTGCCATACTCATAGCTGCAACAATATCATATTTTCTCTTATTTTCATAAGAATAGTTTAATAGTTGTTCCAGAATCATATCAGAATCTATTGTATAACAATAATCGTTTATATAAGTATTAATAAGTTCCAATCCATGCTTGATAATAGTTTCTGTAGCAGGGACTCCAATCATTTGTGAATTACCTCTCTTAATATCACTTAGACTAGATTTTGGACGCTTCATAAAAAGATTATCTTTTTTCTTACTTTTAAAATATGTTATGATACTAATCTTAGAATGTTCTAGCATAGCCTTACAGTTATACCAAGCTAACAACTTCATAGCAGTATCATAAGCAGTTCTTATATCTCTTGGCCTTTCTTTATAAATCGCAACATACTTAGGCTCTTGAGTTCCATATGCGCGTTTTTTAATTACAATGCAAAAATCAGATACATCTTTCTGTGTAGCTGAATCTTCTGTGCCTTGGTCAATAGAGTCAATTCCTGCAACATATAGATTCTTAAATGGATCTTTCCCCTCTAATTGTGGCTCCTCATAAATTAAAATATTACTATCACTTTTATCAAAAACCTTAACTTTAGATAGATTATCATCTGCAGTTTTATCTCAAATTAATGCCACTCTCCTGGGCTTAATCCCCATTTTATGAATTCTAATTTGAGTAATTCTGTTAGAAAGTTCCACTGAATCAAAAATATTATCACCTTGTCGCAGTAGAGCTTCTTCAGGAGTAAAGCAAAATTCAGAGCAGTACTCAAGAAGAGATTGACCTGATTTTTTTCTTCTTTGATCTTCGTAATATGCCTTAGCCTTAGATATATTTGTAACTCCACGATTATCTGTGAAGTCTGAGCCCAGCATAAACGTATAAGCAGGAATAAAAAATCCTGTAAATTGGACTGTGCCATCAGAGGAATAATTATTCTTATAAGGTAAAATTCCAAAGGCTTCTGGATCATTAAACATTTCTGCCAATCCTGCTAAAGCCGCTCCATGGTCACCTCCTGTACCCCATCCAATCTTAATCCCACGTCTAACACCTCCAATTTCCACTAGTGCAGTTCCTTGTGTCCATGAAGTTCTTGATACAGGATTTGATCCAAATTCTTCAAACATTAATCGATCACAACGATCTCCTCGAACTTTACGAGGATTATCTGCAGGAATACCTTCAATTTCACTAAATCTTCCTGATTCTACACCCTCTTTGTCTAACTTTGATGCACGTTTTTGTTTAATATTATCGATTTTCTGACGTACACGTTTCATACCTCCGTCAGTATTGTTATTTAATCAGTTAAGTTGATACCAGCATTTATCTAGTACAGCATCAACATAAGTTTCAGAATGTGCAGTATACACAGTTCTAAATTTTCTGGTTGTAATAAAAGGCCGTACACCCAAACATGCGCCTATTTCTGAAAAACCCACAGCCCTTGCTTTAAGTGCTACTACATCCTTTTTTAAATATTCACAAATCTCTATATAATGGAAGAATTCGTATTGTTTAGATGTAAAGAAAGGGAAGGACTCCTCTGAACCAGCACCAGCTTTCTTTTTATCGTTAACAATTCCCATTCTATAGAAATTTAAAAAAAAATAGTGATCTCCAGTTATTCTATATTTCCCTACAGTATAACCTTCAACACAACGTTTAATTTGACCTCTCCAAAAATCTACATAAGCTTTTGTGCCCTTTCTAAAAGCTGTGTATTTTCCTGTTCTTTCATAAGTTCTTCCAACCTCCATAAAGGGAGCAGGATCAAAATCTAGACCTTCAGTTTCTGTGATTGGCCTATAACCTGTAACTTCATAACTTAATGTTGGGTCAAAGTATTTAATTTCGTCTTCTAAAATAACATCTCAAAGATTATTTGTCTTCTTATGATATTCATAAGTTCCTTCATAATATTCAGATTCCTCTATATCTTCATTAGATTGATCTGTTTTTTTAAGCAAACTTTTAATAAGTTCCTCTTCAGATCTTTCTGTAAATGATTTTAATCTATCTGTAGGCCTTTGAGGAAGTTCCTCCTTTTTCCTTTTTGATCTTAATTCTGCCATAGTTTCATTAATCATCTAGTCCGAGTTCTACATCTCCTCTATAACGGGTTGGTTTGGCTTCTTGCCCCTTTTTATAAGTGTCCTCTAGTTCCTTTAGATAATCACTCATTTTTCCTATTTGGCCTATACTTTCAAGTGTTTTTTTAGGATCATTTAGATATTTGCCATTACCATCCATATCTGTAAAATCAATATTATCTAGGAAAACTCGCATCTTTTCCAAAGTTCTATATGCTGTTTTAATTAAACTGAGTACTCTGGATGAGTCCTTAATTTCCATATATTTTCTGCAAGCCGCCCTAAAATCTGGATCATTCCACTCTTCCTGAGTTAGTCCGCTATCCTGCATTGCAGCTTCATGTCTTTCTTGCTCAATATATTCTAAATAAGGAGACTTAAAGTCTAACATTAGAAAAATATATGTAAACTCCTTTCAAGCTTTTAACCTATGAATACCAGTAGGATCTTTTTTACATTTATTCCTACTGGTATCATAGAGTGTTGCAAATTCCTTAACTAATAATATTTCATACTCATTTAGAGTAATTTCTCCTGTAGAGTTATCATAAAGGAAAATATCAGTCATTTTATTTTTTTAACTTATAGTTATAAACTTTTGAGAGCCTCCCATTCTGATTTTCAAAAGTTTTACCTCCATCTTGAAAGTACTCTGCAAATCTTGATGTAAATCTATCATAGTCCGCCTTTTTCTTAGCTTTCTCCGATTTAGGTCTATATCAGGGTTGAGGTTTGTTAGATGTCTCTGCCCCATTAAAAGTATTTCTATATAAGGTATCTCTTTTATTATTAGTTATTAACCTTTCAGTGCCTCCAACTGTATTTGGCCTTTGTAGAAACTGGAGAATATCACCCTTAGAATTACTGTATTGCGCTGCCCTGTAATTATCACTAAACTTTCGATTAAAATCTAGCTTAGTCATTCCAGGAGGTAATGATGTTCTGCCTTGTACATAATTTAAAGTTTCAACTATCCTTGGAGTACCTCCATTTTGAAATTTACTAACTAAGTAATTAAGCTTTCCTCCCTTCTTAAACATTCCAGTTTCCTCTGGCTGAATTGCAGCATTTTCAGATTTAAATTCCTGAATAAGTGCTTCTAGTTGCTTTTGTCCTTCTGGAGTTTTAGAAAGCTTATTTAAAGTCATTGCTATCTCTTCTGGAGATTTATTTTGCAGCTCCTTTACACGTGTCGGAATCCATTTTATGAATTCCATTAATTGAGTTTCGTCCATGATGTTTCTTAGTATTTTCTATAATAATTCCTTTCTTTTTTAGTTCCACCCATAGCTTAATACGTTCTTCTATAGTTTCTCCTAAACATTCAGGAATATCCGCTAAATCAACCCATGTCAAAAGATTATTTCCATCCTGCAGTTCAATAAATTCAGCAGAGGTGCAATCTACATGGTCTATATTTCCTAGCCTATTAAAGTATACTTTCATTATTTTACCCTTTCAAGATCTTTAGAAGAAAAAATTTCCTCACAAAGATCACCATTTACATTAAACCATCTGCATTTAATTCCCTTAAAGGAATTCACTGTCTCATCGTTATGTTTATATGACCTTGTCACTTTTTCCACAACATACATCACTGGAATATTACTTAGTTTACGATGTCTAACTCTAACTAAGTCTCCAGGATTGTAAAATATTTTTTCAATTTCACTAATCATTGCTTACAATTCTACATATTACATTTTGTTCACTAATTGCCCAATATCCCCTATAATCAAAAGGAACTGGAGCTGCTCCAACATTTCTTATATAAATATCATCACCTTCTTTGACATATTTACATTCTGGGCCAACTGATACAACATGGCAGCAAATAACTCCCATCTCATCTTGCTCCATTTCTCCAGCTTCATTTAGATGGAATGAATCTACATCCATAATTAGGCCTGCTCCAGACTTATATTTACGATAAGGATTTTTCTTATACTTTGTAAAAATAACTGTAAATCCTGTTGCTTGAACTTTCTTATTTTCTGCAGACTTCCATCCTTTATTTGCTTCTAATTCTGCAGAAGCTGCAGCTAATTTCTCCATCTCAATTTGTTCTTTAATATCAGCAGAACTAATTCCAGAAAGATTTTTACTTAATTGTGCGCCATAGCCACTCATACCAGTGGCATCATTTCCATTTAAAATTAAATTACTCATAATTTTTACCATTTTCCTATAATACATTTACCGTGAATTAATCTAGTCTTAGCAGATAATCTGCAAGAACAGCCACGGACATAACCATCTTTTTTATATACTGATGTTTTCCCTTCTTTATTTATATAAAGCTTAGGGTTACATATTGGACCAACAGGGGTTTCTTTATATAATGGACATTCTTTGCATATTTTCATTCTTTCCTCATATAGCCCCTCATTAGCATTAAACATCTCATTTACATGTCCATCTATAATATCAAATATACTTCCCATATTTAAAATACAATAGGACGATCTCTATCAAGTACAGTCGTCTGTTTTAAAAGCTTCTTATAATGCTTTAACATTCTCTCTACATCATTTTTAAGATAATCTACAGTATATTCTGTAATTTTATCATTATGATCTATATGAATTAATGTTAATTTCTTAATATTTAGTTCAGGCTTAATTTGCTGTAACAAATAAGCGTATAAAGATAACTGTAATGTATAATGATAATAATTGCAATCCATTATATTATTTAATGGATATTTCATCATTATATTAGATCATTTAGTTTGATCATAATAAGAACGCTTCTTTATTTCCTTATTTGTTTTGTAATCATAAATATAGATGTCGTTTCCATCTTTAATTAGTAAATCTATCTGTCCAGCAACTCGTAATATTCCATCGGAAGATTTTAAGCTAACCAAAAATTCTGGGTATACTCCTTTTTCTAAATCAAGTTCGTAATATCCTTTTTTACAAGTAAAAATTCCTCCTAAACCAAACTTTTTTAAATCTTGCTTCTCTGAAGTGTAATACATCTCTTCAAAATTAGAGTGTATTTTTGTACCTCTTTCACAAGATTTATTTCTCTCATCATCATATCCTTTTTGTATTTCTTTTCTTGTTTTATCAAAGATAATTGGATCAAGATGAAGTTTTTCAATCATATCATCTGTCCATCTCTTTGTAGCTAATAAAGTTTCTTTAAGTACATGAAAAGTTTCTTCCGACATTAACTTCTCACAAGTTTTATAGGAAGACCAAAAAAATACATCAAAAGGATTCTCATATTTGCCAATTAAAGTAGTAACAGAAACATATTTTTGTTGATCTGTTTTGTCTAAATATACATGAGCTTCATCAGAGTATACTACATCCTTCGTCTCTTTGTCTACTTTAAGGCCATTTACATATTTTTCCTTAGCATTTTTTAATTTAGGCATATTGCTTCTCGAAATTGATTGATGTCAACTTCTTTCAAAGAAGTTAACGATAATAGTATTTGAACCCTTCTTCTCACCTCAAGCATATAATCTTTTATTTGCTCTTGAGTAAGTTTGGGGGGATTTTCAAAAGAATAACCAAGTATTCCCATAAATTGATTAACAGAATTTTTTCCTGGAATTTCAACAGTTACTAGGAAGTGTGTGCCGTTGACATTAATCATTTGAGCTAACTTAGAATCTATTTGGGATAATTCATCTAAACCCCCATAGAAATATCTGCGTTTGTCCAAATAATTGAAGAAAGGGAAAATACTGGTTGGCATATCTTTGTATTGCCAATATATTGCTTGATCTAATGAGGTTTTTCTACATCTTTCATAAGTCATATCTACGTAATAAAAACCTAATCCGCTACCATTTGCTTTTCCATTGTGCCCTTCCATAATAAAAGCCCTATCACATCCTATATCTCGTATAGAATTATCCAATAATTCATTAATAACAGGATTAATATACCTGCGAATTTCTTCGCTTGTAGCATGCTTTTCCTTCTCAATTGCATGAACCCATTCAATAATGTTTTTAATAGTTTCTTTTGGATTAAAGGCAATGTTCACAGTAAATGCAAACAAAATTATTAAAATACATGACTTAATAATATTTAAAAACCCATAGTTCTTCAAAAATCCCAGAATTTTCTCAATCCATTGAAGAAAATTTTCCATAATTTATTGAATAATATGTTTTATGTGAAACTATTTGTTCGTTGCAAATATAATTATTATTTTTGTAAAAGCAAAACAAAGATATATATTTAACTATAAATACATTTAGAATAAAATGAGTAAGTACAACAACGAGATTTTAGATAGTATCTACGAGAGATACTCTAAATTCAATAATGAAAATACTCTAAGTCTTAAGGAAAGTAAGGATGAGTATGTATTAATGATGAAGAAAGGAGCTAAGATCCACATCAAAAAAGAGAATAGAGGTAAGTTTTCAAAATCTGCTAAGGCTGCTGGGCAAAGTGTTCAAGAACATGCTAAGTCAGTATTAAATGACCCTAACGCAACTCCTCTACAAAAGAAGAGAGCAAACTTTGCAAGGAATGCCGCTAAATGGCATCATAAATAGTAATGAAAGAGTTCTTCCTAAAGATGTTTACTGCTCATTCAGGGTTGAGTAGTAAAAGAGTATGTGGATTTTTTGGATGACTAGTTTGCCTATTTATATGTGTTTATTGTACCATCATGGTAATTCCAGCTCCAGAAGTTGTAGAATTATTATTCATATGCAGCACATCTTTATTAGGAATAGGTAGTATTACAGGAATCTGACATAAAAACATAAATAAATAATGAAAACATATAAGATATGATACGTATTAGGCTTGTTATTTATGGGATTATTCTTCCTTAGTACATTATCTACAGGAACTCCATTATATATCTTAATAAGCCTAATATGTTTTTTAATTAGTGCAAAATATTATAAAGAATAATGATTAAACAATTTATAAGCCAAAATGTTGGGGGGGGGTTAACTTCAAAATTAATTTTCAAGGAAATATTTTAGCAGTTAAATATGGAACTGAATTAGAATTCTATGTTGGAAGTACTACCCCTTCATATAAAGTTAAACAATGGGTTGGGGCATTAACTACAAATACTCTTATACTACCTTCATGATATGTTAATGATCCTAATGGTTGAGGCTTTATTTTATATATTGTAAGTAGTGAACTTGCATTAGATACGCCTAGAAAATATTATTTTAAAGCATATGTAGATGGAACATATATAGGAGACTCTACTGCAGAGAGTATTAATGGCGGGTTGGCTTTTGCAGGAATATTTTTAGGTTCATGTAAAACAATTGAACTTATATGAACTGTACTTCCTACAAATATTATATCACTTAGATATGACAAATATACTCCAGGAACTTGAACAATGAGTACTAGTGTGTTAGCTAAATACCCATTAGCTACCAATTTAAACTTAAGTGTAAGATATAGTGAAGGAGAAGGTACCAGTTCTATAGCTACATGGTTTATGCCAGAAGGTTCCACGAGTTTACAGAACAAAACCATTGCATTATTTGGAAAATCTCCAAAATGTTTAATAATTAATCCATCACCAGAATATGATAGTACATGCGTTTATGCTCATAATCCGTATTCAAACTATGTATGTTTTAATATAGATGATTGTCCAATGTATAAGGATGATCTTGGACATGAAACATGAATGGATGTTGCAACAGCATTATGGGGAGGTGTAAGCACAAAGAATGGATGGCCTGATATAACTATGACTACAGAAAATGATGAGATGGCCCCACTTAAATATCTATCAGATGATGCAAAAACTTTACTGTTTATGTGGGCTCCAGAAAGTATGATTTCGATTAAGCAAATAAAAACTTTAATGTGGAAAGATACAAAATATCCTGGAGGTACCCAATATATTTATTACTACCCAGATTATCCTGGAACAGAATTAGGAGAAGAAATTGTAAATAAAGGAATCTTCTTATCCTTAGATCTAAATAAAGCAACTATGGAACCTGCTAAATGAAGAGGACCAATAGATTAAACAAAAAAGGAACCCAATTGGGTTCCTTTTGTTTTAAGTTCTCATTTCTACACTAAATACTTCGAAATTAATCTCTACGTTTACTTCCTTCAGTTCTTTGGGCTCCAAAATCATTTACATATACCTCTATAGATTTATATTGAAATAAGTTCCCCCCCTATTTTGGGAAATAAATAATTTATTCATATTATGTTGTTACAAAATCCGTCCCTTTACATACAGGACATGACGCTGGAGCTACAGCACCTTGAGCTACATATCCACATCTTGTACATGTAAATTTCTTTGTTGCAATAAATGTAGCACCAACAGAATATACTGTAGTATCATTAAGAGTAGCTATATCTTGTGCAAATAGTTTAGCATTATTTCCAAGATCTTCTGATTCTGTAAATATCATAAAGAATCCTTCATTTGAATAATTTATAAGGTTCTGTATACATGTGTAAGAACTTGCACCACTAATTACAAAATGACATGTAGAAGAACCTGCTCTTATCATTAGGTCAGACTCACCTATTCATTGATCCCAATCTGCAGGCATTATAACACATTCTTCTGAATATTTATTTCCCTGCATAAAAGTAAGTGATGCAAATGCTGCTAAAGAAGAATTCTTTGGATTTCCACTAAGGCCATTAAATAAATCTACAGGAGTATCTAATTCTTGTGTAACAGAGTCTCCTGTAAAAAGAAAATTTCTAAATTCAGAATCAGGAAATTCTGTTATATTAAAAGCAATCGGATATCCAAAAATGCCTCAACTTCTTTGAATCTCTTCTATAACATTAACATTATAAGGTGCTGCAACTGCAGTTAATGTATTATAATTTCCTGAAGAATCTAAATCTGTAGGTTTTGCTAATTGTAATATGGCATGGAACTCATCATTACCCTCATGATACGTGCAGGTAGCTACTAACACTATACTTTCAGGAAATGGTGCTAATTTAATCTTGTTTATATTTTGTGATATAAATGTTTTCATTTTCTTTTATTTTTGTTTCTTGTTCAAATTCAAGAATTTTACTATAAAACTCAAAAAAGAATTCTTCGAGTGTTATCTTGGAATTCCTTTTTGCATTTTCTAATAAATCATTCATAGTTATTACCGTTTAGGAACTCCTCCAAACTTATCAGCTTGATTTTCTGGCCAAACTGAATAATAACTTTTAGCTCTAAGTTTAGCACTAATTCTTCTAAGACCTACTCAGCAAATACTGCATAAACCAGGGCCAGGTAAATAAAGCCATCCTCATCTAATACTCTGTCTTGTGTGGCCTCATTCATGATCTTTAATAAAGTTTCTATTATATTTCCAACTTGATTCTCCCATTAAGATGTATAATCCTAACGAAATACCTCCAGGAAAGTTTCCTGCATAAATTGGAATTTCTTTAAATGTCTCTTTACGTTCGACATTGTAACATTTGGTTAAGATAAGACCTAGGAGACACTGTGGGAACTCCCAGATCCATCTTAACAGTTTAATATATCATTTCATCGTTTATTTATACTAAATTTGATAAATAAAATCACCCAGAACTATCTATTTTAGATGTGTCTATATCAAAAATATAGAAACTAGTATTTTCTATATAGCCTTCATCCTCATTAAATTCGAAACCTAAAGCTGCATCATAACTAGGAAGATCTTCTCATGGTAATCTTATTTCTAATATTCCGTTTGTTAAATTTATCTCATCTATATATATTATAGTAGAATCATCCTCTAAATTTCCAATCCATACTGAATAGATTCCATTAACTTGCTTATCTTGCATCGCTTTCTTTATATCTAAACGATATACAATCCCCCCCCCGAAGAAGTATGTTTATATGTAATAGCCATATTATTTAGTTTTTAGGAAAGTATTTATCTTTAATAAATTTAGCATACCATCCAGTAGCTACTCCGCCAATAAATGATATGGCCATTAATAGTGTTTTCCAGAAGCCTAAAGCTTGGAAAATACCAATGCCTCCAATTAATACACCAAGTATAATTGCAGCAATGATTAATTTGTGTTTAAGAGAAAGTTTCATATTATTTATATGTTAAGTTACTATAAGTTGTTCCGTTTTCAGAAACAATATAATTTTTCTGAGTTTTATATAACGGTAATATCTCATCCTTACAATAAATAAAAGCATAGGCTTTATCATAAAAAGGATGGTCTTTCATTTTATCTTCAAATTCTTTCGGAGAACGATCTTTTGTAACTAAAGTATAAGAGTCTCCTAAACTAAAATTCATTTCTAAACCGTCATTTGTAATTTTTCTTAATGCAAACATAAATGTATATATTTATAAATTATTTTAAACTAGGTATGTAACGTAGAGTTCTTTTTAGGAACTCATGCTACATCATTTAGTAATCTCTGTATAGTAGAATCATCAAGCCTTTCGAAAAGTTCTTCAGGCCCTTTATAAAGATTCATATCTATAGCTTTTTCTATGGGTTCAATTTTCTTAGGAATAGTTGGATTGTTTATATTACTTTTATAGAACTGATTCTCTGTTCTAATTAAATAATCGCCTGTATGGTTCTTATTTCTAAGTTCTTGTACCTCTTCTAAAGTATAGTCATGATTTGGATCTAAGTTATTGTTATATCTAAATTCCATTACTCTGGAATAAATTTCTGCAGGATCATCCCAATAATCATCTCGTATTACACCAGGCTTTAATCCTCATCTATCAATAATTTCTTTAACTTTAGCAATCTGCTCATAAGGTCTAGATGCATGAGTTCATTCATGAACTTCTGTACTCTTACTATCATCAGAAGTAGTTATAGTTTTCTCTTTATGATTAGTCTGTCCTGTAATTTTACCTGGGAGTTTTCCTCTTTTAAAAGAGTATTTACTCATAGATGCAGATTGTCTAAAATAAGGATTTTCTATTAATCCAGGTATTGCCAATCATCCTGAATAAACAGAATTATTTTTAAGTTTATCCTTCCTCTGTGAAAGCCAATTATCAACTCATTTTCGAGTATCTGCACCATCTTGAGCTTTAATAATTCCTCCATTACGTTCTGATACTACCTCATTTCCAAGAACACCTGCTCCAAGTATCGCAGGGACTCTTCTAAATAGTTTCAAAATGATATCCTTATTCTCTTTCCAGAAGGTTTCTTTAGTTTGTAAAGCATTAGAGCTTGTAGTTGGATAAAACATATTAGCATCCCAACCTATATCAAAGATTTTTCTAGCTTCTGCTTCAGTTAATTCTGTAAAAGAGGATCTAATTCCAGCTTCTGCTTTGTAACTCATAATTTTGGAATAGATATCTTTAGCACTATTTTCCTGAGTCATTGCAGATAAGAATTTCTTTGGAAATAATTCCTTCTCTGTATAAGATAATCCTCTTAATCCAAAATCATCTTTAGTTCCAACTAATTCTTGAAGAAGCTGCTTTGATGCAGCCTTCTCTCCTGAACGTAAAGGATTTTGTGCAGTTTGACTTATTTCTAAAATTGTTTCTCCAGTCTTTGCATCTTTAAAGAATGCATAGTCATGTTTTGGATTTCCTAATCTAACTTTAGAAATTTGTTTAGGAACCTCTAATCTTTCAGCTGCGGGAATACTTCCTTTACGAGCATTTCTTAACCATTTTAAAGCACCATGAAAATATTTAGATAAATCATTTCCATAATGTTTATAAATTAAGTTAACACCTTCTTCTGCAGCTTTTACTGTATTTTTAGCAACTTCAGATGTACCTACTGCTCCAGGTAGAACAGCTAGTCTGGCCGAATCTTCATCTCCTGTTGCTGAGTAATGAAATAAACCATAGGGAGTAAATCCTGCTATAACATCAGCAGGAGCAGAATTTGCCCAACTACTTGAATTATATGCAGTAATAACATTATCTCACTTTCTTCTAAGTCAAGATCTATTATCTGGCCTAATTTCTCCAGTTCCCCCTGCTTGAAATTTAAGTATACCTCCATGTTTAGCAGATGCTATTACTCTTTTTAAAGTATCTGCATATTTTGGATCTGTTGCATATCCTCCTCTAAAAACCCTATCTGCAAATCCAGATATATCTCCAGTAAAAGCTTTATATCTATTATTATTAAGTAGAGAAATTTTATATTTTGCATAGTCTTCTAAAGAATCAAAATCTCTAAAACTATCATTAATATAAACATCTTTCCCATTAATAACTTCTCTTGTTCTTTTTACAGAGCCCTTTCCTTTAATACCTCCAAAATTGAATTTACCAGAAGGCTTAGTTCCTCAGGCAGATTCAAGTCCATCTTGTGCAACTAGTGCTTTGGCATAGGCTGTATTTAAACCCATTTGAGAAAGGATTCTCTCATAAATAGGTAACATAGTAGCCTTAAATTCATTCTTACTTTTAAATGAAGATGAAGTAGTATTTGCACTAGTTGTATATGTAGGTTTTGATTCTTTCTCGGCTCTAGGTTCTTCTTCTGAAGTTTCAATACTATCAATTATAGGGGAGGCAACAGTTTGAGGTCTTGGTTCTTCCCTTTCTTCAGTGTTGAATCTGGGTAAATAACCTTGAAGCTCATCTGGCTCTCTTGAAATTTTCCTATACCATGTTTTCATAATTACATTATTTGATCGCTACAAATATAGCCATTGTTTTATATAAAACAAAATAAAACCACTCTTAATAAAAAGAGTGGTTTTAGACGTGTTACACATAATTATTAAGGTCAACAGTATGGTATTGCCCATTATGCATGAAAGAAGTGTAATTTTTTTCCATGTGTGTTCGGAGAAATATCAATATGTAGCCATGTGATTTCTCCATGATTATCCCATTTTTCTACACGTATAGGATACTTAAGTTTATCTTGATTATTTTCGAGAATTTCTCGCATCTCTTTAGCGGTTAATTTAGTTGATATTAAATCAAAAGCTTGTCCTTTATAATGGTAACCTGTAGGAGTTCCTACTCCACATCCAGGTTCTCTATAACCACTATAATTTCTGGAGCCTCCTGCAGCTCAATTGTTACATATAAGAGGAGCATTTAGAATTTCTCTAACGTTCTCTAATGCTTCAAGAGCTTTTGGATCTAGAAATTTTATAGCATCATCTCCATATTGATTATATATTTTAGATGATACTAGTTCTTTTACTTGAAAGTATTTATTTGCTTGCACAATATAATATTCTTAATTTTTATATATAAAGTAGAGACAATAAAAAATAGGTAATCTTATAATATCATTTTTGTGGATATTCTAAATCTAAATCTTTAGTTCTGTGCCTTGCAATTTTTACCTTATACAATAAGTTATGGCTACATCATTCTCTAATTAAGGACGAAATTGGTCTTTTGAATACAATATTGTTAGGATATAATTCTTTTTAAATATTGAATTATTTTCTTCATTTCTTTTCTAGTTGTATACTGAAATGAATTAATAATATGAATGTTGTTAGTTGATATTTTATATTGAATCATTTCTTTTACTTGAAAAATATTTGCTTTCATTAAGAAATTTCTGAAATTAAAATACTTGGAGTATCTAGTTAAACTATTAAATTATCAGTAACTGGAATACTTACACCTGTTATCTTAAAATATAATGCTGGTCAAAAATGCTAAAGTAGTATCCATAGCTTGTAATTTAAGTCTATAATATTCTCTGTTATCTCCTACAGCATCTCCAAATTCATATCTTTCAGATGAATCTACTCCTTTGTATATTAAAGTAGCATTAAGATTTACTCGTTTCTGCCCCCCCCCATAAATTTTGAAAAATGATTTGTTTTATCAAAGGTTTTTAGTTTTTGCAAAGGTAGAAAAAATTTTGGGAAAATACAAGAAATTGTGTAGGTATTGTGAACGAGAGGACAGTTATCTTTTTTGGCCCCCTCCCGTTTCATTTGGAAAATTGAAAATTTTTTGAACTAATTTTATGGAGTTATATTTATACAAATATCTGGGAATAATCCCAATAACAACAAAACTCTCAAAACAATGGCAAAAATCATTTCATCCGTCAAAATTGACGAAACGGCGATTTTCTTCACGTCGAACAGACCGACCGAAGGCACTAAAATTCTGTTCCTTTCGACCGAAGCCGCAAACGGCATTCTTACAGGTTACGACAAAAACGAGGACGGCGCGGCAGTGTACGCAAACGGCATTCGTTGCATTCTTTGCGACGAAGTAGGCTTGCGCCCTTACGTTATCCCCGTCAACGATTTTATGGCGCAAAGTACGGCGTTAATTAACAACAAATTCACGCCGCAGGACAGCCACACAATCACAAAGCGCATCCGCACTTTTGGCACGCCTGCTTTGCAGGAACTCGGCAATGCTTGTGCGGTTGCTGTTGTGGGTGCGACCTATCCCATGAAAGTCAAAAAGTTTACATCTGACGACACGTACAATTGGACGACGTTAGGAGTAGACGAAACAAAGGACACCTATAAATTGAAAGGCGGCGTAATCACTTACGACAAGAAAACAATTACCCTTGAGGAATGCGCCAAATTCTTCGAGGAACACCAGAAACGGCAAAACGACAGACTTAACAAATAACAATCGAGGGAGTGAGAAATCACTCCCTTTTTAATACCTTTAAGACCATGAAAGACACGAAATACATTATCGACGAACTGTTTGAGGATTTCTACGCAAGTGCAGAAATTGCAGCGCTGAACGAATGCGCAAACTCTCAAATCATTCAATACTAAAAGAAGGGCGTAATGCCCTTCTTTTTTATGAGGGTATGGAGTTATATTCCTACAAGTCTTTGGGCAACGGTGGTGCAAGTATGCTACAGCGTCCCTGAAATTAAGTGTAACTACTACTCAGAATGCCCTAACATTCAGAGTTGATCCAGTGTTTCCTAGGAACTACTTTACTATGGTAAAGTGCATCAGCTGGAAATAAAAAAAGGGAACCGATCTCGGAATGGTGTAAACGAGGAGAAGCTTTTATTGCTGTGCACACAATAAGAGCCTAGGTCAGGTAAGGTCCTGTCTAAAACCTTAGCTAAACCTTAGGAAAGTTTAGCGCCTACTGATTGCAAGCAGTAGGTAAGTTTTTTAACCCTCATTGACTAGCTAGTCAATGAGGGAATGACATCAATGTTCTAACCTTCCCGTGGTGATGTCGTAAGTAAGATAGTAAATATCTGAAACTAAAGAACAAAAGAAGCTGTTGCCGAATTGCGCAAACGCGGTTATACTGTTCAGTGTTACAAAGACATGCGTGTTGAACGGTAAACCAAAAAGTGATATTGGTATTTAATATCAGTATCACTTTACTTTTGAAAAATATTTTAAACTTATATAAAAAGATGGCAAAAGTACCTGTTCTTAAAATTAAGCAAGAGAACTTCAATGGCATCATGGCCAATCAGGAGTTCGCAACACTCCGCATTCAGAATCAGCTGGGTGATCGTTTCTTCATTCCGAAGCCTGAAATGCTCCTCGTCGTAGGTTCGTCGATTCCTGCACTCGATCGCGATGGTAACACCATCAAGGACGAGAAGGGTAACGAGACGTATCGTTCGGTAGGTCAGCATTTCCCTGCAGTTCGTATCGTCGACGGTAAGCCGACGGAAGTCGTCGAACTGTATGTCGGTCAGCTCGTAAAGCTGGACATCAACCGTAAGCTGGTCTTCCCTGGTATCCTTTCGGATTCTCTCCGTAAGGGTTCAGATGACTTCAAGAAGGCCATCTGCGGGAAGGTCCTGGAAATCACCGAAGAGAAGGAATGCGACGATCGCGTCTGGGATGCAAACAATGCTCGCTGGATGCGTGATCCCGAGGATGACACGAAGTTCGTGTCGCAGAAGAAGCGTGCCTTCAAGTTCGAACCGAAGGCATCGGCACTGAATGCCGCAGATACCGACGAAGCATACAAAATGCTCGAACGGTATATCGCCGAGATGTACTCGGAAGTTGCTGAGACCGTTGAGAAATAGTCTCATCACTCTGAAAGGTAGATGTGATTGACCGTATGTAATAACTTATTATGGTAAATATCGCATCTACCGTTCAGAGATCCCAATTAAAGCATATACATATTGGGAATTAATTAAAACAAATATCAAGATTAATGGAGAGTTTTGTTACATATTGCTACGGGCGATGTAAAGCTGGCTATGTTAAAACTCTTCCCTTAATGCAGCTTTAGCGGTGACAAGCCCGTGTAAATGCAGAGTCAAGGGTTTTGTTGTTATAGGGAGAGGCGTGAGAAACCTCTCCCAAATATTTTTAAATTATGGATACATTAGCACTTCTTGGAGCCGTTGCAGCTGTCATAATCATTGCATATTTACTTCGAGATTTTCTCGACAAACCTTGTAAGTTCTAAGCTTATGAAAGACGCAACAAAAGCAGCTATGAAAGCTGCATTGGCAGACATGGGTATTACCCTGGATAAGTTCAATAAGTTGGAACTCTCTGTAAAGCAAATGACAGAGATTGCAGCTGATGATGCAATTATCCGAAAAGAATCCATTACTACGGTGACAATTGAAGAGTAAGGAGGAATTAATCTTCCTACTCTTCAATTTTAAATTCAACTGTTGTAGCTTTTTCTTCTTTGAGTTTATTAATTTCTCTCATAGCTCATTGAAGTTGTTTTTTGAGTTGCTCAATGTCTTCAGTATTCTTTTCTACTTTCTCATTTACATAAAGAACAGCTTGGCAAACTTTAGCCATGTCTATGGCCAAAACAGGTTTGTTATATCCAGCTTCATCTCTTTCATAAGATGTGAGTTCAGTTATAATATTTAGTTCTTTCATTTCTCTAGTTCTTCGTTTAATTGTACTTACAGAAGTGTTCATTGATGTCGCAAGTTCTTCTTGTGATTTAGCAACATAAGCATATTCTGTTACAGGATCTTTATAAGCTTGAGCTAAGTAGCCCATAATATATCCTTTTGTTTCAGGGGTTCATTCAGTTTTGGATAAGAATTTTAGAGTTATCCTTTCAAAATCTTCTGTAAGTTTAGTGAACTCATAAACATTAGAATATTTTTTTCTCCTTGTAACTTTAATTGCACTCTCTCTTTCTAAATTAGCAATGGCCTTTCTAATAGTTGGGAGTGAACATCCTGAATCTGCTTTAATAGTATCCATAGATGGCCAACATTTGAAAGTTTCTTTATTCATATACTTTCTGATATGTGCATAAATATATCAGTCAAGTGCTTTTAAGTTCCATTTTGATGGATGTGGAACTTGTACGTGTTGTTTATTTGTATAGTCCATATTATTTGTATTTTTCTTGTAACAAAGATAGAGAAATTTTCTCTAAAATTAAAAATTTTCTCTAAAAATTTTCTATCTGAGGGTCAAATCTTTCGGTCTGAGGGTCAATTTTTGGGGTCAAATTTTTCGGTATAGGGATCAAATTTTATATACTAACTATATAAATAACTAAACTCGCGTAACTATATAATAGCGACTACCTTGCGGTGGGTCGCCGAGATGCCCAACTCGGGTTTTCGACCTCAAATTTGAAAATATGTCAGAGTATTCTGCAACAAATATAACACAATCAGTACTTCCTAGTGATGATAAAAAGTATCCACTTAAAGAGAATTCTACTATAAATTGAAATAGAGATATGTTAATGAGATATTTTGAGGGTGTGAAAAAGATGAAAGATGCTAGAGGGGACAGGCAAATCCTCCCGTCCTCTCCAGAAACTTTCTCTCTTTCTTAAACTCAAAATTCATCTCTAATATCCTTCCACATGGTACTTATTCTCAATCCAAATACTAAAGAAGCCACAACTCTCAACCTTTCTGAATTTCAACTCTTCGTTGGAAATCGTCATCTCTCTATAAAAGATCTCTCTGGAGATCTCGTTATAGAAAACCTTCCAATTAATGAGAATAGAAACTCAAGAAAGCCTTTTCATGTTTCTACTCAACAATACAAATTACAAATATTCAAATAACTATGCCTGTAGAAATGATCATCATGATGATCGGACTTGGACTGGGGAACCATTTCATGGATGCTCTGGAAAAGTCAGGTAAAGAGACTTTTACCAAAGAAGATCTCATTCCGATCCATGCAAATGCAATCGCAAGCTTCTGTGCGGATTTTCGGGACAAGAAAAAGGAAGAGGAGCAGAAATCCAAAGAGGCAGAGCTCTCGAAACTGGGAATTCTTCCTAAGTCTGGAATTTCGTAACATAAGGTAACAAAAATCCTATCATGACGATGTTAGGTTGTGGTAGTTTCACACATTATAAAGGAAACTGAGTGTTTAGCTCCACTAAACTTGAGCAAGAGGTTATCACATAAGATCCGTAGACTGACGAATTCTAGAAAAGTGAGTTGTGGTAGTTATGCCCATCTTGGCGAAGATAAAAATAGCATTTGTGAACGGAAAAATTCGATTGCTTTGCAAGGTTGAAAACCCGTCCGTTCCTTTTTTTTTGAATCTTTTAAGTTTAACAATATCTAAAATTGTACACATGGAATACAAAGCAATTTCCAAAAAGACGATGCGATCGAAGGATTTCAAAGCTCTCAGAGCAAAGAAACCTGGATATCGTATGCACTCTGTAGTAACAGAGGAAAAGACCAGGGACACGCTCTTTCGTACGAAGCGTGGATTCTTCTTTCAGAGGGATTCTGAACCTGTAATCGAAATCTCTGTAACACAGGCTCAAGCCTTCTACGACAAGCACGGTATCAGGATTGAAACAGGCTGGTAGATATGACCAGAGAAGAGCTCAAAGAAAGAGTATCAAAACTCATTCAAACATTAGAGAACGTTGAGAGATCTCTTCAGTTTACAAATATCCCTGTACACGTTCTCACCAACTACATCAAAGAAGAAACAAACATCGACATCACAAAAAACTAAAAAGATTATGGCAAAGAAAGAAATCAAAAAGCAGACCATCGAAGAGATTCTCGCAGAGCACACTCCGACCTCCGACGCCGTTAAGAGCGCAGTCCAGCGTTACAACGAAGAGAAGAAGAAGAAGCAGGAACAGATCATCATCGATACCCTCGGCGCCGTCGACTGCATCGTCTCGGACCTCGTGGACAACCTTCGCAAGATCCGCGCAGAAGAGAAGCGAGCTCAGCAGCGTATCCTCGACGTGACGGCGGCCAAGGAAGCCTACCTGGCAGATCCCGATCAGGAGGTTCTGGTCCAGGAGCTTCGTAAGGCAGGTGTCTGCTTTGCTCGTTACACCGAGTAACGGGAACTCGTCTAAGCGAGTCTAAATAGATCTTTAAGCTTAGAGCGTCTCTGGTCTTTATGATCAGAGGGTAGATAATAGAAATTTAGAATTATAAAAATTTTAAATTTCTTATAGAATT